ACTTCACTTTCACTTCTAGAAGTGGAAACTAGTGGAATGAATCTTAAAGATCCACAAACCAATCTTGACAGATTTAAGTCTGGATTCTTTGTAGATAACTTTAAGTCAGTAAGTTCTGGTGATGTAACTAATAGTCAATATAAGGCTTCTATCGATCCTGTTGATGGAAGATTGAGACCACAACACTATACAACTTCTATTGACCTATTACTAGGATCTGAAGCTATTGTTGGTGCTGCAACATCTTCAAATCCATCTGCAGACTATAGATTTGCACAAGATTTAGGTGATAATAATGTCAAGAGAATAGGTGATGTTGTATGTCTAAACTACAACGATACTGTTTATCTTGAGAACAAATTTGCAACAAGAATTGAGAACGTAAACCCATTTGCTGTTGTCAACTGGATTGGACAAGTTGAACTTAATCCTGGCACAGACACATGGATTGAAACAAGAAGAACTTCTGCAACATATGACATTGAGGGTAGTTATAACTCCTCAATGGGAATGACTGGTGCAGATAGTAACACTGGACTCTCACCTGTTGATTGGGGATCATGGGAAACCACTTGGACTGGGCAAAGTTCCACAATGGGCCCATCACTATACAGTCAAACAAAAACAACTCTTACAGGTACATCAACAGTACGTGGTAAGTATGTTTGCGGAAAGGGTATTCCTGTTACTACAACAAAGAATTATCAAGATGCTAAGACTGATTTCAAAGAGCAAACAACTACAACTACAACTAACCAAACTAGACAAGGTATTCAGTTTAGAGTTGGAGAAAGATTCGATACTACAAGTCTCGGTGATAAGGTAGTTAATACTGAAGTTATCGCTACAATGCGATCAAGGAATATTGAGTTTGTTACTAGGAGACTTAAGCCTAATACAAGACTTTATCCATTCTTTGATAACATTGACATGCAGAAGTATGTCGTACCTAAACTTGTAGAAATTACAATGGTTAGTGGTACATTTGGTGCTGGTGAAGTTGTAGAAGGAAGTCGTCCAAATTCAAATACTGATGCAATTAGATTCAGGTTAGCAAATCAGAATCATAAGTATGGTCCATACAATAATCCAGATCAGGTTTATAAACAGAACCCATATGAACCAGCTTCAAGTATTTCTTCCACATATTCATCAACAACTTCATTATTGAACGTTGATACTGCATCTCTAGAACTTCAGTCTGCATCTGGATTCTATGGGTACATAACCACTGGTATGAAACTAGTTGGGCAATCTAGTGGTGCTATTGCTACTGTATCTGCAATTAGACTTATTACTGATAAGTCAGGAACACTTATTGGATCTCTATTCTTACCTGACCCAACGGTTCCTTCTGCTCCTACATTCAACACTGGTACTAAGACATTTACTCTATCTACTAGTGCTGTTAATGCTACTATCTCTGGATTTACAGATAGTTCTGGTGAAGCGAACTTTACTTCATCTGGTACACTACAAACTGTAGAAGCCTCTACATTGAGGATGAGAAATGCGGATGTTCAAAGAATTCCTTCATCTGAAGATAGGACTCTTTCAGATACAAGTAAGAGATTAACTGTAGGAACTACATTCTCTAACAGATCTACTACTCAGACAAGATGGGTTGACCCTCTTGCACAATCATTTGAAATACCAGACATCAATGGAGTATTCCTTACTAAATGTGATGTTTACTTCCGAGCAAAAGATACAAACCAATTACCTGTTACACTTCAAGTAAGAACACTACAAACTGGTTTACCTACTCAGGAAATCTTACCTTTCGGTGAGTGTATTCTTGACCCCGATGAAGTTGTTCTATCTGAAGATGGTTCAAAGGCAACAACATTTACCTTCCCTTCTCCTGTTTATTGTGAGGGTGGTGGTGAATATTGTTTAGTTCTTCTATCTGCATCCAATGAATACTATGTCTTTATTTCCAGAATGGGTGAAGAAGATGTAACAACAGTTAACTCTGCAGATTCTGAGAAGATAATTGTATCATCTCAGCCACTACTTGGTTCACTATTCAAGTCACAGAACGGTGCTACATGGGATCCAAGTCAGTTAGAAGACCTTAAGTTCAATTTATACAGGGCAGACTTTACTTCTGAAGAAGGTAGAGTTAACTTCTATAACCCAGATCTAGATATTGGAAACAGACAGATTGTATCTCTTGCTCCAAACCCATTAGATCTTCTTTCTTATACTGCCGTTGTTGGACTTGGAAAGAGTCTTTCATCTGCAGAAAAGACAGGACTTGCTGAAGGTACAACAATTTACCAACAGAATAATCCAAACTTCAAGGCAAACTTGAATAGTGTTCTTGGTGCCATTGGTATTAATAGTTCTCTAACAGTAACAAATGCTGGTAGTGGATTTGCTGCTACATCTGTTGTTTACTCTGGAGTTCCTTTAATATCTGAATATGGTAGAGGGACTGGTGCTACAGTTAATCTTCACGTTAATAACAGAGTTGCTGTTGCTGCAACAGTTGCTATAGGTGGAACAGGATACTCTGCTGGTGATGTTCTAACTGTTAGTGCAACTAATACTGGTGGATTTGGTAAGGATTTACGTCTATCAATTCCAAATAACGTTGGTATTATTAGTGCATTTAATACCTTAGTTCTTGATAACATTCAAGGTAAACCTAAAGTTGATTCATCATCTGCTGTTGTTTATGTTGGTGGTAGTGGAACTAGTGTAGTTAATGGTGGTTCTATTGCATATCTAAACAATGTTACGGATGGATTGCACTTCAGAGTCAGACACCAAAATCATGGTATGTACTCTGAGAAAGATCTAGTAACACTTTCTGGAGTGGAAGCTGATGTTAAACCAGAAAAACTAACATCTACTGTTGATTCTTCTAGTACGGAAGATGTGACTGTGACTGCTGTTGGAATCTTTACTTCATTCGAGAATGTACCAGTAAGTAGTTCTAACCCAGGCTATGTTAAGATTGGTAATGAGATTGTTAAGTATACTGGAGTAACAACCACAACATCGACAATTAATAATATTACTAGAGCAGTTGATGATACAAAGGCTGGAGATTACAATGTTAATGACCAGATCTTCAAATATGAATTAAATGGTGTTTCTCTGAGAAGGATTAATAGAACTCATAAGTTCTCAGAAACTAATCTCGCTAAGTATCCAATTGATATTGATAATTACTGGATTAAGGTTGGTATATCTAGTGGTGGATTGGATAGATCAACTGGAAATGCAAGTGGATTCCCAGAACTATTCTTTAATGAAACTAAGTCTGGTGGTAGTTACAATCAGCAATATGTTCAGGTTGGTGTTCCTTATGGTCCAATGGCAACACAAAACATTCCGTTCAATATTGTGAGACCTAATGTTGCAACACTTCTTCCTGATGGAACTGACATCAGTGCAAAGATAAGAACATTTAGTGGCAATAGTCCAGATGGAACTGCTACTGCATTTGTTGATCAAGGATTTGAATCGGTATCATTAAATAACAACAACCTTCTAAGTTCTCCAAGAATTATTGCTTCCAAGCAAAATGAATTGGATAAGTTAACTGATTATGAAGGAAGAAAATCATTCAATCTACAGACATTATTAAGTACTGAGGACTCTAAAGTAAGTCCAATGATTGACTTGGATAGAGTTAATATGATTACTATCATGGATAGAATCAACTCTAAGGTTACTGATTATGCAGCTGATCGTAGAGTTAATTCTTTAAACCAAGATCCTAGTGCTGCAATTTACCTCTCTAAGGTTGTTAATCTTGAGAAATCTGCAGATGGATTGAAGGTTATGTTTGATGCATATCGACATGCTACCAATGATATCCGAGTTCTGTACAGGATATTCAGAATAGATGCTCCGCCACAGTATCAGTTATTTGAACTGTTCCCTGGCTTCGATAACTTAGATTCTAATGGTAATCCTATAGATGTTGCTAAGAACAATGGAAAACCTGATAGAAGGATTCTTTCTTCTGCAACTAATACGGATTACAAAGAATACGAATTTAATGCTAAGAATCTACCACAGTTCAATGGATTCCAGATTAAGATTGTTATGAGTGGAACTAACTTCGCACATGTTCCTAAGATTCGTGACCTAAGAGCTATTGCATCTATTTGATGGATAAAATTAAAGTTGAAAATAGTTCATCCCTTTATAGGGATCAGGACTCAGGGGCTATTGTAAATTGTTCTGATTCTGAGTATCATGCATACTTAGATCTTAAAAATAAGAGACTGAGTGAGATCTCTGACTTAGAAACTCAGAAGAAAGATATTGATAATTTAAAGAATGAAATTAATGAAGTCAAAGACCTCTTGAAACAGGTTTTGACCAAGTTGTGATAAATAACTAAAATCCTCCTTTTTGAAAGATGACAGCAAGGAACATAAATTTAGTTCTCGATCAGGGTGTAGATTTTGAGGCAACATTCACGGTTAAAAACGAGAATTCGTCTGCTTTAAATTTAACTGGTTATACTGGAGAAGCTAAAATTAGAAAGCATCCTTCTGCCACAAAATATAATCCCTTTATCGTAACTTTTCCCAATAGGGTTAATGGTCAGATAAAAGTGGCTATGGCTAGTACAATTACTACCGCCATAGAAGGTGGAAGATATGTGTATGATTTAGTTTTAACATCGCCTAATGCGTATAAAACTAGACCAATACAAGGAAATGTTCTAGTAATCCCAGGCGTAACATAATGGCAGATTATCTAGTAACCCTTAACGATCCTGGCAGTTATAATGTCGGGGTAGATTACGAGATTCCCTCGAAGTCTATCCAATATGGTAATATTGTATTAGGTAAAACTCCTGCACAAGATGGTGCAGAGGTTACATTTTCTTTAAACGATCAGGGAGTTCCATATACTCCCAACAATAACCAACAACTTATCGTAACTAAAAACGGTCTTTTCTTAGATCCAGCAAATGATTATAATATTTCTGGTGATAAGATTGTATTTACAACTGCTCCAACTGGATCAGATGACGTAGTAGTTATTGCTCTTGCTGCAGCTGCAGATCTTACTAGAACTGTCAATTATGTAATTGATAGTGGAAGTCTTCCCATGCAGCCAGGAGATAAAGGTAAATTGGTTATAGATGTTACTGGAAAGATCGAAAACATTAGAGTTTTATCAGATCAGACTGGTGATATCGTCTTCGATATATCAAAATGCACTTATGCAGATTATCCTAGTTTTAATAGTATAACCGCTGCTCAAAGAGTGCAACTTACAAATTCGGATAAATACTTTGATGATGTCCTAAATAATTGGACGACCACAATAGTGGCTGGTGATATTCTCAATTTTAGTGTAATTAGCGTGAACACCATAAGGCGTTTACTAATCTCTCTAAAATTAAAATTATAAATAAGTATAGTTCTTAACGTTCTAACCCTTCAGAGGTAGTTTTCAATGGCATTACTCGTTCCTAATATTGGTGAAATTGAGTCGCTGCGTTATCTTATTGCCCAAAATAACTTTGTCGCAGATATACAGGATAACTCACCACGTAACCTTGTACTGAAACTTTTTACAAGTAATACAACCCCTGCTGAGGCAGATGTTCCATCCGCAACAGCGTACTTTGAACCATATATTGACGGAAACGTTAATGGTTACGGTACTACTGCAAATACTGGGTATCCCGTCTGTGTGAACAACAGAGGAGACCAAGATTATAACCAGCAGTATGGAATTCTACTGAACGGATCAAGATGGGTTATTAAGAACGTTGGTAGTGGTACAACTGCTACATACCCAGAACAAACATTTACTTTCACAGGGCCTGCTGGTAACATTTACGGTTACTATGTTACTCGTGCAAATAACATGCCTGTCGCAGTACAGGGTGTTGTACATGGTTCTAGTGTTGGTATCGGAACTACTGTCACCAAGGGTAATAATACTGACCCATGTATCGGTATTGTTGGAAACTCTTACCTCACAATTGACCCACAGGTTAGTATCGATGATCTAACTCTTGGACAATATGTTGCTGGTAACGCTGGTATTGCAACTGGAACACGAGTCATAGGAATTGACCGAAGCCTGAGAACGATCTACCTCGATCAGGCACTGGTTGATAACATTCAGGTCGCTACTGACCCATCTGTTACATTCAGTTTCGGTAAGATTGCTGTTGCTAACCACGGACTTAAGGCTGGAGACATCCTTTATGTTTCTGCTGGTGCTGGTAACACGACTCTTGAGTCTAGTGTTTACACAGTCTTCAATGTACCTAACGCAGATGAGTTTGTAACAACTCCATCTCTAACTGCTACATCGAACGGTGTACTCGGTCTGAACACTGCTACACTATACTCCAGTATAATGTACGCTGAAAGGTTCACAAACGGTCCTTACAACATTCAGAACAACGGTGACCAGATTAAGATTACTCTGAACGTCGCACTCGATTAATAGAAACGCTAAATATCAATATGTGGGGTTTACTTTATATCAAAGTAGACCCCTTTTTAATTATCGGGGGTAGTTTTTGACCGTATTCGTATATGACAATACGAAGATAGATGAATTCGTTACGTTTAATGGTGGAGATGTCACCGTTGCGTCAACGGAGAATATTGACTATGGCGATATAAATCAAACTGCGATAATTGAAAGAGACGCAAATTATTTTAATTTAGATGATTGGGGAAGATTAATATACGCTGATGATATTGTTCCATTCGGACCAATAAGGGTAGTAGATGGAAGAGATGAATTCGGTAGATCCAGATCTCAGGTTATATTCCCATCAGACAACACAGTATTATACGACGTAGGTGCTGCGGCACTAACCAGTCCTGTTAGAATTTGGGTTGGTTCAGGTACTATACATGAAATCGGTTCAGGTCTCGAAAGACTGGTTATACCAGATCTCGGAGCGGCTGGGCCAGTCATCTTCACCACCACTGGTGTAGCTAACGAGTCATATAGTAGAACAAATTATAATGGTTCTGGTGCGATTGCCAAGTCAGGGCTATCTGCTACCGAACTAGATCAAGTATATCCTTGGAATGGATCAGGTACACTTACTGTATCTGGAACTACTTCAACTCCATACCAAGACGCATATAACCCAGTAATTAAGAACGCTGCCAAGATTAAGGGCGGTTACGGAAGACAATATAAGAACGAAAGAGTAATATACGATTATGCTCGTGACCCAGATGATAAGTGGGACATAGAGAATAATGGTGTATTAGTCATAAGAGAAGGTTCATCCTTCGATGATAAACTAATAACATTTGACGAGACGATCATTGATCCTCTCGGTAAGGAAAGATCGTTTGCTGATGCTGACGCATTAGACTACGCAGATTACGGAAATATAATTGATAATGTAACTTCCTCGGAAGACCGTGGAATTATACCAAGGAAATTTGGTGGTCAGATATCTCTACATGAGTATCAGGCTTACGGAATTAGTGCTGGAGAATCCAGACCATTCCATTATGCTGGTTCTGGTAGTATATTCAAACTTGCTGAAGCAACCGAT